GGTCTATATATCATAAAAATACCGACTGATATAATTATTAAAATAGTGACAGTCACTACGACTAACATATATTAGATTCACATAATTTTCACGAGGTCCGCCACCTTGTTGATGATGTTGAACAACTTGTAGACGGAGTCCACGTCCCCTGGCTTCACAATCTCAAGTTCAATCTGGTATGAGGACTCCTCCTCCGAGTCCATGTCGACGTTGTCCCCCGAAGAGATTGTCATGTCGATGCTCAGGTTCTTGCGCACGAATGAATGGCGCATCTTTGTCCTCTTCCTATCCATCTCATACTCCCCAGAGGTGGGGATCTCCCGAGCGATGCACACCCTCACATCAAGGGGATCGCATTTGAAGTCCTCCTTGACGACACTGATTTTTTGGATCATCGTCTGCTCCCCCGTGTCTTCATTGGAAGTGATCCGTACGTTGCTGTTATCGTTATAGTACACGTCAGACTCTGTATAGTCAGTGGACTCCCACCCATCGTAGTTCTTCAGTCCTTTTAGTACGCGTTCCCAGGTCTCCTTTCCAACATTAGTGTCGAAGAGGGAACCATTATGCTTTCCGAGGCGAATCTCAACCTCGATGTTCTCTTCGGCCTTGAGGGCCTCGAAGGAGGGGAGGATGGTATCGGTGATGTGCTTAATATCCATTGTGATTTTTACTTAACAAATATACTTTGCGTCATTTACTTAAGCCTTTTTTATCGATAAAATGTAATGAAGGGTTTTACCAACCTTGGGAACACCTGTTATTTTAATACAGCTGTTCAATGCCTTCTACATACACCAGTTCTCACAAACTACTTTTTGAAAAACCCATACGAAGGAGAATGTAGATTTACCCAAGTATATTCTAAATTTGTCACAGTCTATTGGACGAGCGGTCGTCCAGAACTATCTCTCTCAACACTCCTAGCTAGATTCCGAGAAGAGTTCCCACGTTTTAAATCTAGGGAGCAACACGATGTCCAGGAAGCAATCCTATGCATCATAGACATCCTTGAACGTTCGCAACCGTTCATTAAACCCTGGTTTTACGGTAAGAAGGTTCAAGAAACTATTTGGCCCGGTGGCAAGTCAACGAGTGAAGAACCTTTCAGTGTTCATTTGGTGACTTCCGATGGTAACGAGTTGGGGGAGATGCTAACGAAGAGTATGGATTGGAATGTACTAGAAAACTTTGAGGACACTGGGGGTAAAGTGCATAACGTGGCTACGACGCGATCCCGCTTTTCGGAGCTTCCCCAAGTTTTGATGATTTCATTTGACACCAAGAGCAACATCAAAATTATAGAGACTATTATTATCGATTCATTTGAATATAATCTCGTGGCGACCGCGCTTCACGAGGGTGATCAAAATGATGGACACTATGTATCATTTGTAAAATGTAGAAACAAGTGGCATTTTATAAACGATCATGATATTAAAATCTGTCCATTACCTGAAGAGGCTGGGTTCTACTTTATGGTTTACAATCTAAAAACTCCTGAATCTTGATGTCCTCCCTAATATTGACAATCGTTCGGTAGAATGTCCTTCTACCATTGGGATGCGTCTTATCCGTCCTCCTCTTTAGGGGTCTCCACCACATACGTTTCCCGTCGTCCACAAATTCACATTCAACAATGGCTCCCTCCTCAAACCATGGTTCATTCATTAAGTCCATCGCAACTTCAGATTCAAACACCAGCTTCCCCTTTTCTTGAACATAGAGTCTCCATGCTAGGGGACCACCAACGGTGCCTGGTACTTCCCATGAAGGTTCCTTCTTCATGAGAAAGTCCACTGTATTCTTCTCTTTGGGTTTCCACTTGAACATCGTCTCGTGGGTACCGATCCTCACAGGTTCGTTAACTGGGGTGAAAACAAGTCCATCGATGCGTTGAGTAACGGTGGGGAGGTACACGTCCAAGAACTTATCGTAGTCCCTCATTTGATGAAACGTCTTCACCTTGAGACGGTATCTATCACTTTTCATATAGATTATAGACCCGGTTACAATCTTACATGCTTCCAGTCTCAATATTAGATTCAAATCCCAAACTGGTTCACCATTGGCGAAAACTGCGTCATAGACCATGAGGGTATTCTCGTAAAGTTCACCGTCGAGAATGGTTCCCTCATAGGCCACCTTTTTCAGGTTGATTGGGACTTCAAACATATTGAACGAGCGATTGACAAAGAGACATTTCTTTTTACCTTGGAACATGAGGGCAACCATCATATATCTCTCACCATCCGTCTTCTCGCACACTAGGTATTCTGCACCCTTGAGAATTGGGAAATGTCGGCGTTCAATTGAGATGGGTTGGGGTCCCGGGAAGTAGTCCTTACTCTTCCAACAGGTGTGGATATAATTCACGACGTGTTTGTAAAGTGGTGAATTATTACCGATAGACATATTTTTATTTGGGTGTATAACTTTAATTGACTTTTACACCAGCGGCGTTTAAGATGTTACTTATACATTCATGTGTGTAAGTTAGAGTTAACTTAGATGCTGAAAATGCATAAATCCTCGTCCCACTTTCTTTGAATTTTTCAAACATTTTTGGGGTAATTTTCCAAGACCCAGACTTTTTATCCTTTATAGTCTTAATCACATTCTTAGTATTCATCATCCAACAACGTGAAGAAGTTTGGGTTACATTGTAAATGTTTTCAGAAATCTTTTTACCCACAGAGGTATCAAAGTGTAGACCCATCTGACTAACAGGTTCATTGCAGTCACTTCTAACTTTGGTTTTGAAAAGTTCCCAGTCTACACCTTCCTTTACACCTGGGAATACTAGGCACCCGACCCCCTCATGTGGTTGAAAACATTGGTCTAATGAATCATTATCTACACCGATACCAAAATCTATGAAAATAATACGATCACATTTCTTCATTTGCTTTTGAATCATCTCAGCTTTATCATATGGATCGTCATTTACAAATACAATTTCATTATTGATATTTTTTTGGAGACAGTGAATATTAAGTCTAAGAATAGAATGGAGTGTCTTCACACTACAAGACTTTGACCTGGTGACAATGATGGTGACAAAATTCATATATTATTTTAGCCTCTAAACCTTAAGCCTGTCATTGAGGCACCCACTGAAGGGTAAATTCCCAACGTGACCTAGGGTTGTATTCACATCTGCATAGATTTTACCATCAGCTTGTTGCCAGCGACGACAGAATGCATAGTCTTCAGAGAGGTACCTCCGATTTACGGGGTCTATCATACAGTCAAAGGCTGCGTGATAGTCGTCAAAATCCCTATTTTGGTGATCATTCTTACACCAAAGTTCTGGGAACTTTTCCTCTAGGGTCTTAAACACCGACCGTTTGATAACCATGAAACCGGTGGGACCGTCGAGAATTTCTATGAATCCATCGGTGATGGGACGATTTTGAGCTCCGAAGTTGATTACGAGACTTGAAGACAGCATGGACATGTCTCGGTCATCACCATTCTTTACTGCGTTGGCGGCTTGTTCCCACATCACAACCTTTTTGGGATAACATGCGACAGAGAGGTCATGACCAGACTTGACAAGGCGGACTACCGAGGCTGGGTCGAAGTGTATATCAGCATCGATAAACATAAAATATTCACAATCAGTTTTTTGCATGAAACGACCTACAGATACATTACGGGCGCGGTGGACAAGTGATTCATTTTCGGTTGTGTCGAGATAAAGTTGAATTCCCTCTTTTATTAAAAGTAGCTGAAGCTGAATAATACTAGACATATACTTTTCTAAGCATAGGCCACCATAACATGGTGTGGCGAGAAACAACTTGGTCATTTTTTAAACTACACCTTTAACCTCTAAGTGTTTTTTTATGATACCCTCTATCTTATTCAGTGTTGGGATAGACACCGAACACTTTTCACACATCTCCACCTTTGTAACTTTACTCCCCAAAACTATGTGAATAATTGCTGATGCAACACTGTTTGGTGTTTTACTCATTAAATCTACACAATCCTCCGTGGCGTTACACATTTTATTACACCTGAATCTTTCATCCCTACTCACCTCAAAAGAGTTTAGCAAACGATTCATCACATCAAAGGCTTTCGTCACGTAATTTTTCTCAGTTTTCCCCGCTATAGCGTCTTGGAATATTTGGGTTGTCCGGCTAATATCCTTGGACTGAATTCCAAACATTTCAGCAATTTCCTTCGTGGTCCTCGGAAACTGAGCAAGACGGCATGCGTACAGTACACAGTTCGCCTTGATTCCCAAACGCACCGCACCGCGGGTAAGTTTTTCATTGTTAAATTTTTTGTACATCATCTTGGCATCTTTGAGAATCGAGTCTGGTAAAGTGTTACACGCCTCATCGATGTCCTTATACGCGTGAAAAAGAGAACGGTCTTTATGATTCATAGACATATGAAAGTTAATTTTAGCCATACGTTTATTTTCGTATGTTGAAGAACGCTGTGTTGAAATAACAGTTCCCTTCCCCCAATTTTGTGAAAAGAGCTCTGGGTTTGGGTTAGGATTACCACATCTGGATGGATCATTCACTTTTCCATCGTCCGTCATCCCACTCGTCCATTCTGCGGTATCATCGATAAACCTGTCATCTACAAGTCCACATTCTGAGCAAGTTGGTAATCCTTCGGGTGAAATAATTTTAGTACCCGAGCATTCACGACATATATGTATATTAACTGGCTTTTCTTCGGTTTGTTTTGGTAATAATGAATCTAATTGAGTCCAGATAGCTGCCAGCATCTTTTTTAGACTATGTATTTTTTTTTACTTTTTCAAAAACGCATTTACAGACTTAGGCTTTTTACATGCATTTCAATCATATCAACTGTTTCTTTAAAACTTTTCCCCCCTGAAGTCGAGGGTTTCCATCCAGCCCATTCTTTATCAATCATCTCATGCCCGGGTGGTGGGGAACCTTGTATTTCACTGTCTGATACGATGAAATCGTCTAAATCGGAACCAGATTGACCCTCGTCGTATATGTCACTGTCAGTGTCCTCGACGTCAATCTCGGAATAGTAAGCAAACATATCAGTGCCAAGGGGTTTCATTTCCAGATCCTTAAATGTCGTCCCACTTGGGTAGTGCTCCATGAGACTCTCGAAGGGTGCGGGGGACAGTTCCCCGTCGTCTATTTTGTAGACACAAGCGGACTTATAAATAAGTTCAGTTGGATTGAGATACCGAACCCCGAGGGTCAGGCCGGTGTTCATTCCAACGACACCGTACATTTGGTCTTCAACACCGTCTTCGTTTACAAATAGTTTAACTATATCATTTTCGTTTATTTCAGATGGTACAATCATGCTTAGAGTTTTCTCACAAAAAATAATCAGGGATAATATCACAGATGAAAGTTATTATTTACTCGAAGGAAGGATGTCAATATTGCGACCACGCGGTGACCCTCAGTGAAGCGGAGGGTCTCGAATACGAAAAGATTTTGATAGAAAAGGAGGAACTAAAAAAATTATGTGGTGGCAGTATCGATTCCTACCCTCAAATATTTATTGACGGACGTCATATCGGAAACTACTTTGAATACCAGGAATATATTGAAGATGAATACGAACCCATCCTAGCATCAACCCTCGATAGATTTACTGTCTTTCCCCTGAAGTATCCTGAGCTCTGGGAACTCTACAAGAAGGCTCAAATGTCCAATTGGACAGCGGAAGAAGTAGATCTGTCTAGTGACATGGAAGACTGGAAAAATTTAAACGATAATGAAAAGAAATTCATCAAGTATATCCTGGCATTCTTCGCTGGTTCCGATGGAATTGTTTTTGAGAATATCAATAACAATTTCGCCGATGAGGTACAAATCTCTGAGGCCCGTTCATTCTATGCATACCAATGTCATAATGAAATGGTCCACGGGGAGACGTACTCTAAACTAATAGACAAATACATCAAAGATTCTACTGAGAAAAAACACCTCTTCGAGGCTATACAAACCGTCCCCTGTATTCAAAAAAAGGCCAACTGGGCCCTAAAATGGTTCGATACCAAGTCCCGAACCTTCGCCGAGCGCCTCTTCGCATTCGCCTGTGTAGAGGGAATCTTCTTTTCTGGGAGTTTCTGTGCCATCTACTGGCTCAAGAAACGGGGCCTGATGCCCGGCCTGTGCTTCTCGAATGAACTCATCTCTAGGGATGAGGGTCTCCATCAAGAGTTTGCCGTGGAACTTTTCAAACTTTTACGGAACAAACCCTCAACTGAGGTCATTCACTCCATAGTTAGAGAGGCTGTGGAGATTGAAAAGGGGTTTATACTGGATGCCCTCCCATGCAACCTCATAGGGATGAACTCTGAGAAGATGTCCGAATACATCGAATATGTTTCGGATCGCCTTCTCAAACAGATTGGGCAGCCTACACTGTGGGGTTCTAAGAACCCTTTCGATTTTATGGAAAATATCAGCCTGGATGGAAAGACCAACTTCTTCGAAAAGAGGGTGGGTGATTACGGGAAGATGGACGACATCTCGGATGATATTGGGTTTGATGAAGAGTTTTAATTAATACAGTGTACCTTCGGAGTTAAGGCCCTGGGGTTCGAGTTCTAGCACTGGTTCATCGAGGTCTGTGTCCGGTTCCACACTGTGAACAACCTTTGTTCCCCTCTTACCATCACACCCACACCCAGATTTCTTCTTACCACCCTCCTTTTTCACATTCATCATAGCCCAAACGATGAGAGTGAAAACGATCGTGTGAATAACGAGACCAAATGTAGATGGACATCCATTTGGTGTTGCGATGCTTGGACCAAGTACTCGCCTGACGAGACGGAAAGTTTCGGGATTGGCAATGACAAAGAAGGTAAGACCAGAAATTATAGAAATTATAAATTTGTCCTCCTGTTTCTTACCATTGCATCCACAACCACAGTCTTTAAACAGACCCATTATACTTTTGATATATGTCAACAAAAAAACTTACTTAAAGTCTAGCCCCCTAAGATAGATATAACCAACCAACAATGTCGCTCTCTATTCAACAAATCTCCGAACTTTCCCCCGCTTCCGTGGGCTTCTCGAACCTCCGTAAGAACAAGAATGGCGGTAAAACCGTCTACCTAAACGCCGGCGGCAACAAAAAATGTTATCTTCAACTCCCCTTCATGCGATCCCCCTTCGGTCTCAGTGCCTTTACTGACGAGGGGACTGGGCGCACCACCTACTCCCTCGATCTCTCGTTTGACCCCGATAACGAGCAGGCTATGGGGGTGCACAAGACGCTCTCCGAGCTCGACAACATCATCGTCAACACCGTTGCCAAGAACTCTAAGGAGTGGCTCGGTAAGGAGTTCAACGTCGCGGTTCTCAAGGAGGCTCTCTACAAGCCAATGGTTCGCCCAGGTAAGGAGCAGTACCCTTCTACCATGAAGCTGAAGATTACAACCAAGCCCGATGGCACCTTTGTCCCCGAGGCCTACACGATGAACCGTGAGCCTACGACGGTCGACTCCATCGAGAAGGGTCAGAAGGTTATGTGCATCATCGACCTCAGTAGCATCTGGTTCATCGATAACAAGTTCGGTGTCACCATGAGGCTCAACCAATGTCTATTGGAGCAGTCTACGAAGCTCCCGTCCTTCGCCTTCCAGGGCCTCGATCTCCCAGAGCCGGAAGATGAGGACGACGAGGAGGAGGTTGATGAGGAGGTTGATGTCTAATGTCCCTAAAAAAACAAAAAAAATCCAATCTCTATTGGTAAGAAGAAAAAAACTTCTTACGAATAAGTAAGAATGTCCAACATTGAGAAGAATCTCAAGAAGATTCTTAGGGGAAAAAAGGGGTGTTCACCCAAAGACTATTTACCTTCAACGAAGAAAGTTGGATCTGGTGCGTATGGAAATGTTTTCAGGGGAAATGTAAATGGGAATGGTAAGAGATATGTAGCCTACAAAGAAATCAAGTTACCAGGAAATAACGTAACTCTCGTCGAATTGCAGAACTATCTCAAACAGAATCCAGCTCGAATGGAATTCACTATTGCGAAAAAGTTGAAGGGCTTCGGTGTTCCAGAAAATTACATATACAAGACATGTAGTGATAAAGTCATCATCTATATGGAATACATCGATGGGATGGAATTAAGAAACTGGTGGAAGACTAACCCAACATTAGAACAACAAAAGTCTCTTATAGTTCAGGTTATTTACAATCTCTACAGGATTCATAAAAAGTATCCAAAATTCAGACACCATGATCTTCACGAGGGCAATATTTTGATAAAAAAGGTACCCGAAAAGAAAATCAAAGTTGAGCTAAACAATAAAACGTACACAATTTCAAATGGTGGTATCGAGGCTGTAATGATTGATTTTGGATTTTCACTATTTCCCCGTATAAAAAATCCTTTGATAAACGATAACTACTTCAAAAATATTGGAATTTCCAGAAAATCTCATAAACTATATGATGTACACCTTTTCTTAAACAGTCTCTACAACTTGATCACACAACAAAAAAACCCTGGAGTGGCCACACGCGTCTCGAGGAATTTTATTAAGTCCCTCTTACCACCCATGTATTTGGGTCGCAAAAGTACAGTTGTTGATGAGTTTAGATTGATTGGTACCGATCGTAAAAATGTCGCTCACACCTTTTACCTACCGGGGTTTGAAAATATTTTATCTAAACCCTTCCTCACGGGTGAAACCAAGGCTTTACCCCTACCAAAGCCACGAAAATTTGCGAAACCCCCCATAGCTCCGAAAAAGAAATCCAGTACACCAATCAATAAGGCGGCTGCATATGCGAAGGCGGTAGCTGTTATGAAAAAACAACGGGAAGTCGGTCCCCGTTCCCCCAAGCCAATCCCTCGCAGACGGATGTGATTAAAGCACGATCTTGAAGACGCGCTTAGTGCCCTCATCAACTTCGGAGAGTATCTTAAACTTTGGGGTCTTGGTGAGCTTCACCCCATCCTTAGTGACGAATGATTTCATCCGTTCAACTTCACCACGGGGCATTTTCCTGGTGTACTTGAGTGTGACATTCTTAGTTCCAATAGTAAATTCAGTTGAAGACATTTTAATATTTACCTATAATAAAATATGATTGCTTTCGTGATTCTATTGATTGTTGTTATCATGATTCTCATGCGAACTGAACGGGCTCCACCAAAAGACGGTAAGAAATGGACGGTTTACGGGACCATGGGTTGTGGATGGACTCGTAAGCAGTTAGAATATATGAATAAGAAAAACATACCTCATACGTTTATCGATTGTGATAAAGAATCATGTGCTGGTATGGATGCGTTCCCGACACTCGTAGACCCCAATGGTAAACAATTAGTTGGATACAATGAAGTTTAGAGGCCACGGATGACGGTCATGGAGATGGCGAGAATGAGGGCATCCGTCAAGTTCTTGATAGGCTTGAGGATAGAGATGTGCTTCACGAGCGACCTGTTCCACACGAGGCGGAGGATGAAGGTGCTGATGAGGATTGTGAGCACGAAGATGAGAATTTCAGAGAGAATGTCAGACTTACTTTCGGATTTGGAAACCTCCTTGATCATTTATTAGGGGTGGATATTTTTTTTTCTATCCCTACTTCAAATGAAAGACCTCCCCCTGAGTGGGTCAGAAAGTAGGTTTACAAATAGGAGGTGGGGAACAAGTGTAGGTATAGGTAATAATAATTGTTATGCGTATGCTGTTGGTGACTATGAAGCCTATCGTTGGCAGAAATCTATACCAGGTGATAGATCTGGATTGTCAAATGGTAATCACAACTATACCCACTGTACAGGTCTCCCAAACCGCGTCATATCAGACAACCCCAAAAAGGTCTACAAGGTTGATGCGAATACAAAATGTAAAAAGGGCTACTTCAAGGTCATGATGTTTGTTTCCCCTGGGCGACCAACGAACTATATTCGTCAGGGTGACTTTCACTTTTATAAGCAACATGGTGTTGTAGAATACAAAGTGAAGCCTGGAGATACCATAAAATCGGTAGCTAAGTTCTTCAAGGTACCAGAGTCAAGGATAAAGAAGGCTGGAACCTTCAAAACTGGGAAACGTATTGTATTCAAAGCTAACGTATTCAGTCACAAGAGGGGGTGGGCTACGGGTCCACTTCTGACTGACGCTAAGGGGGGTATGATAAAAGATCCCCGTAAAGCTTCTAGGAACTACCCAGGTCTAAACTATGAGAAGTACTGTAGTTCATTCTGCGTCAAGAATTCCGGCATCAAAGTCGGAAAGACTCATCCCAAGGTCCGATAGAATACTATCTAAATCCATCAAATTTTCGACACCGTCGAAGGATAGATCGAAAAGATCCACAACCTCCATTGTAGTATTTTCATTCAATGACACAGTATTTGACACTGCTGTGTGATTGTTCTGTACTGTGACTGTAATTTTAAACTGCGAAGCATCAAAAACTTTTCTACATACAGGACAAGTATTTTTACCTTTATTTTTCCATTCCTGTAGACAGTGGGAATGAAACATATGTCCGCATCGAGTCGGTGGATTTGCCCGAGTCGACTTAACCTCATTTAGACATATGGAACATGTTGACATTCTATAGTACGGGTGTAAAGTTTTTTACCAAATTTAGCTCAGTTAGTAAATCTTGGATGCATTGACGAGTGGTTTGTTGCAGTCATTGCAGTTAGTCTTCCCCTGTTCGTCTTGGATCTTGGAGAGCATTTCTGGTCCAGACTTTTGGAGAAGCTGACGGTACGAATAGTTGTCCTCGAAGGAAATGTTGTTCTGTTTCATCACGTAGTTGTTGAACAGTTGGGCTGACGTGTTTATGGTGAAGCATCGACCATCGGCCATGCCAAGTCGTTGAGACATCTTTTATTAAAATACACCTAGAAATTAATTTGTCTATTGGATATAGTTTTCATCCATGACTCAAAACCTCTCTCTTTCAAAACCTTCACAAAGGGGTCACACCTGTACCCCAAAAATATATCAAAAACATCCGTCTCTGTAGTTCGAGAAACCCTAATCCTGGGGTTCTCGTTGATGTGCTGATTAATTATATTGTACCCAAATGCAATTTCTTTTAGGGTCTCTGCCCCAGTGATTATAATCTTCCCTGTGCTGAAGATACTGCAGGTAATCTCCTTCATATCATGGGCTGGTTTGAACTTAATCTTAACCGCTGAATATCTATCTGGTTCAAAAGACACCTTAAAAATGTCATTGTACCTCTCAAACCAATCTGAAACTTGCATCAGGTTAATGTTATAATTGAGACTGAAGTTTGAATTGATCATCACAACCCGGAAAGATTCCACTGGAGCTGTGTTGGTCATACCCAAAAAGTTTTTGAAAATGAAAATAAGTTGGGTGATGATGCGCTTACAATCGAAGAGATCACAACACCCTGCAACTTGGATACTTCCATTTGGGAACACCTTTACAGACTTCGTACTGTATGTATCGTGGTAGGTAAGTGTGACCTGATTGTAAAATGTAGTTGGTTTCAATTTCCATTCAAATCCATCCATCTTTGATCCCTGTCGCCTCATCTTGTAGGAACCAATCCTCTCAAAAGTGGTCCGTAATCTGTCGATATCAATTTCTTGGACAAAGCTCGAGACCATCGTAATTGTGGTAATCTTTATCCACGAGGGTTTAAACTCCTCGGGTAACTGATTACGGAAATCATTTATAGTGAGGAGGTAGGAAAAACTGTTATTAGCGATTGAAGAGTACATACTTTTCACGTGGACAGAAGGCCACTTAGGTGTTTAAAGAAACAAAACGTCTTTAAATCAAATGACCTCCTTTTTTAAGTCTGCTCGACATATTTATGACGTGGAGTCTGATCTTTCATATGTTGAGATTGAATACGAACGCTATATTAGAAGTGTAGGGCAATATGCGACTTTTAAAGATTACATCAATACAGAGCCCCTCGCTGATTGGGTATATTTAGAGTCAAACACACAATCTATTCAATACGAAAAATTCCTCGACGCCATGGTGAAAAAAACATTGGAGGTGAGGCAGCGGATGTGTGAAGTTCTACTTGAAAATACATTGGCATACGAGCGGATAGATAACGTTTATCTTCGCCTCTTACACGCAAGTAAAATTTTAGATCCTACATTTCAACCACCTCGTATAAATAAGGAGAGTGCTTGGCAAGTGGAGTTCATGAAGAAATTCTGCAACGAATCTATACAGGATATCATACAGGGATGTACAAATATGTCACGTCTGTCATATTTCTTTAACGTTTTGCGTACAATAGACCTAAATACACCATTATGATTATACATAAAATCATACCAATCATTGGTGCGGTAGGTTCACCGACACCGACACCGACAGTGGGAGCACTCTTGATTTTCTTGGGTGCAACCCCGCAATCTATGTTCCTACGGGGGTGGATATTATCGAAAGTGGCTCGAGAATCACCCTCCTTCTCAGTGCTACACAGACCATATTCACAGAAAACACTGCCAGATGCCTCGACTTTTTTTACCGGACGAACTTCCTCAAAATCCTCAAAATCACCTGTCTGTCTCACACCTCCTGGAAGGGAGAAATCGCGAGAGACAAATGGGTTCACGTCGTCAATTGTATCTTGGTCACTGAGCATAAACTCACTCATTATTAGTATTACTTCAGATTATATTTTTTGTCTGTCATTTTATGTTTGTGTTCATTCCACATTTCATCAAGATCCACGTTTAGCATATGGGCTAGTTGAAACAGGTAACTAAACACATCCCCCATCTCCATCATGACATCTGTTCCCCTCTCCTTTTTCAAATTCATCTTCTTGAAGACCTTTTTGTGCTGACGGATAGCTGATGCTAATTCTCCAAATTCTTCTGTGAGAAGAAGCCACACAGTATCAATGGCTGCCCTATCCCAGCCCTTCGATTTACATACTTTTTCAGTTTCTATTTTATAGTAGTTGAGACTCATCACTTATCATACTTGAGACTCCAATCTTTAATTGATTCCAATTTTGTTATTGAAATCTATCTTTTTCCCAACTGTACTCGTGTTTAGTGGTTGATCTAGGGGCATACTAATAGTATCAATATCATTGGCATATGCAATGTATTGGGAAACACCCGTTTGAATTTGGGATAACGCCATATCGATGACCCGCATGTTCATGACCTTAACTTGTTCCTTAACCTTGGTGTGGTGATCCCCGGAGTTGTTTATGAAAACGACCCTCATGATACCATACAGGTCATCTGGGTTTTGGTAATCGATAGAAATACCAGTCTTATTTTTGAACGCTTGACGAATCCCACGCTGGAGAATATTTCTATTGAAATCCGAAAAGAATAGAGTATTCAGTGGAGTCTCACACTGCTTGATGGATTCGAGAATCCCCATTTAATATAACACCCGAAAAAAAATTATCCGTAGATACTAAATGTTAGACTACGCTGACTTCAATGAAGTCTATGCCAACAAACCCCAAAATGTCGAGAAAATTCCATGTGAACCCCCAGCCTGTTTCGTTGGCTCGTATGCCCCAGTAGCCAAGGCTGGGGAGACTGGACCATTCTTCGTGAACACCTACCTTCTCCAACCTAACCGTAAAATGGAGGTTGCTGGACCAGTCCCCGTCCGGAGCAAAGATCTCGAGTGTGGGAAGTAAGTTAAAAATAAAAGTGGAATAAAAAGTATATGAGGGTCACTAAACGCTCAGGTCGTATTGAGGATATGAAATTTGATAGCATCACCAATAGGATCAAGAACTTAACGTACGGACTTTCCGAAACTTGCGATTCCACGAAAGTTGCACAACAGGTATTCTCATCCCTCTACGATGGCATCACCACCCAAGAGATTGACACCCTCTCTGCTGAAATATGTGTTGGTATGATCACCTCGGATCCAGATTATGAAACGTTGGCCACCCGGATTATCGCGAGTAATATCCAGAAGGTTTGTCCAAACAACTTCCACATCGCCATGAAGAAACTTCATAAAGCTGGGATTGTTACAGAGGAAATTGTAGACGTTGCCCTAAAAGTCAAAGATGATATCAAGACCGAGAGGGACTTTGACTTTGGGTACTTTGGTATCAAGACCCTAGAGAAGAGCTACCTCCAACGCCTAGAGGGAAAGCTCATCGAAACCCCCCAATATATGTTTATGCGGGTCTCTATTGGTATTCATGGTACTGATCTCCCCGCTGTTCTAGAGACCTATGACAAAATGTCCCAAGGCTACTTCATCCACGCCACCCCAACACTCTTCAATTCCGGGACACCCCGTCCACAAATGTCCTCGTGCTTTCTCATCGCTAACAAGGCAGATAGCATAGATGGCATTTACGGAACCCTCACAGAGTGTGCCCAAATTTCCAAATGGGCGGGGGGTATCGGGATGCATATCCACGATATTAGGGCCAATAAATCTCGCATCAGAGGAACCAATGGACAATCCGATGGTATCATCCCAATGCTCAGGGTTTTCAATGCCACTGCGCGTTACGTGAACCAAGCTGGTCGCCGCAAGGGATCCATCGCCGTCTACCTAGAGCCGTGGCACGCCGACATCTTGGACTTCCTAGAGATTCGCCTAAACCAAGGTGACGATGAAGCGAGGTGCCGGGACCTCTTCTCAGCCCTGTGGATTCCAGACCTCTTCATGAAAAGGGTTGAAGAAGGTGGGAAATGGTCCCTCTTCTGCCCCGATACCGCTAAGGGGCTCTCCGACGTCTATGGTGATGAGTTTGAGGAGTTGTACCTAAAGTATGAGGAGGAGGGTCTCGCCACCACCACAGTCCCAGCCACTGAGGTGTGGAAGGCTATTCTCAAGTCCCAAACAGAGACAGGTACCCCTTACATGCTCTACAAGGATGCATGCAACAAGAAGAGTAACCAGAAGAATTTGGGCGTCATCAAGAGCTCCAATCTATGCACGGAAATTATAGAGTACACCGACAAAGACGAGACTTCGGTATGCAACCTGGCCTCTATTGCCCTCCCCAAGTATGTCAACGTGGAGACCAAGACATTCGACTACGCGAAACTCCACGAAGTCACCAAGATGGTCACAAAGAACCTGAATCGGGTCATCGACCGTAACTTTTACCCAGTGGAGACTGCGAGGAACTCCAACATGAAGCACCGTCCGATTGGACTGGGTGTCCAAGGTCTCGCTGACGTTTTCATCCTATGCGGTCTCCCCTTCGACTGCTACGAATCCCGCCTCATGAATGTACACATTTTCGAGACCATGTATCACGCAGCTCTGGAGGCGAGCTCTGAGCTCGCCGAAATTGATGGTTCCTACGAGACCTTTCAGGGGTCCCCCGCATCCCAAGGTATTCTCCAACAGGATATGTGGGGGGGTGGGGTTCGAATGAGTGGTATGTACGACTGGCCCGCTATGAGGGAGCGTGTAAAGACGAAGGGTCTGAGGAACAGTCTCCTCATGGCCCCAATGCCCACAGCCTCAACGGCCCAAATTTTGGGGAATAACGAATGCTTCGAACCCTACACCACAAACATTTACCTGAGGCGTACCCTAGCTGGGGAGTTCGTCGTGGTCAACAAACACCTGGTCAACCACCTCAAGGAGGCTGGTCTGTGGTCCAAGGAGATGAAAGACATCATGGTTAAGGCTGGGGGCTCTATCCAAAATATTGTAGACATCCCAAAGGAAATTAAGGAACTTTACAAGACTGTATGGGAAATCAGCCAGAAGTGTATCATCGATATGGCAGCCGATAGAGGACGATACATCGACCAATCCCAATCCATGAATCTCTTCATGGAGAGTCCCACGATGTCAAAGCTTTCATCGATGCACATGTACGCATGGAAATCTGGATTAAAGACTGGTATGTACTACCTACGATCAAAGGCAAAAGCTCGACCAATCCAGTTTAGCCTAGAGCCAGATTGTGTGGCGTGTTCGGCTTAAAGTTTTGAACCTATAATCATTTAGAAAGACATGGACAAGGCAATCGATAACCTCCAAATCAATGAATTCAATAATAGAAAGATTGTTTTAACCACCAAACAAGGTACACCCCTTCGTATCCAATTCCCCCGGATGTATATGCCATTTGGGGTTTCCGGTTTCACCCCCGAGGTTGGACCCACTAAGTACAATATCGACTTCGCAATCAAGGGATATGATGAGGATGACAGCTACATGAAGAAATTCTACGAGAGTGTTCGAAAACTTGAAGATAAAATTATCAATGCCGTCGTCGAACAAAGTGAAGTAATCTTTGGAAGCCAAATGTCTAAGGAGGAACTCGCTCCGATGTTTAACTCCAATGTGAAAATGTCACCCGACAGAGAACCAAAATTCAGAGTAAAGATCGACACAGATATCGACGGGAATATTAAACCAAATGTCTATGATGCAGAAAAAAACCCTAAAAAAGATGAAGCAACAAACGGTCTGTACGCAAGGAATTCAGGTCAGGCTATTGTGGAACTCAATAGCGTGTATTTCTTGAATAAGAAGTTTGGGTGCACATGGAAAACCTACCAACTCGTTGTTCACGAGCCACAAAACTTGAAGGGATTTCAATTTATTCTTTAGATTTAGATTTATTCAAAAGCAAAATACTATATACTTTCTGAGCCTCCTTAAGAAGTTTACCCTGTATCCTGGTAAACCTCTTTGGGTCTATGCCTAACTTTAATTTAGCAATTTTCACTGAATCTTCCCACTTGGAGAGAGTCATTCTTACTTTACATCTACATTTTCTTGATGAGCTTCTTGTAAGCCGCGGTACCCTCCTTGGGCTGAAGCTTGAAACCCTTCTTCGCTGGCTTGAAGACCTTAACCATCGCCTTCTTACCCTCCTCCTTCATGCGCTTGAGCGCAGCCTCACTCGCCGCCTTAGAGACGATGCGGCCATCCTTCATCTTGAGGTCCTTCTTGGAAAGACCACCAGCGGTCATGTCAGCGGTGCCATGGAAAACTTCGGCTCGGGAACCAATCATCTTTATATTACGCCCTGAAAATTTTCTTGATGTCCAAGATTGAAATCTTGTGGTTTACCCGCTTCACCGGAATCTGGGTTTTAACCCTCTCATCGTTGAGAACCTCCGAACACACGATGGACTTGTGGCCCTGGAGGGCCATCATCTCCTCTTCGACACTCAAAAATGTCTCAGTCTCCCTGTAGATCATCTTCTTCACGTAGACTGGTTGGGTCTGACCCGTTCGATGAGAGCGGCCGATTGCCTGAAGCTCAGTCGCAGGGTTCCAAGCTGGGGCCATGATGTAGACCCTGGTGGCCTCTTGAATGTTGAGACCTTGACCACCAGACTTGATCTGGATGATGAAGACCGACCCCGGTGGTGCCTGTTTGAACTTAGTCAACTGGGTAGTTCGGTCCTCCTTGGAGACGGACCCATCTATCCTGAATGTGGGACAATCCAATTGACTTTGGATATAGTTCATCTCCCCCACAAACTGACAGAAAATCAGAGTCTTCTCTTGGGGGTGCCCCCCAATCATCTCGAAGAGGGTCTCCATCTTGTGGGAACGCCCAACCCACTGCTCGGGTTTGGTCTCATTCTTCTTCGCAACCCCATCCAAATACATTTGGGGCCAGATCATGCATTGCCGCGCCCGGAGAAGGCATTCCAAAATGACCATGTTCTTGTAGTTGAGACTGGTTGCCGCCTTGAAGGT